CTATAACAATGGATTTCACCTTGTTTTTTTCAATAATATTATCAACCTCTGTCTGTGTATAATATTTCTTTAAACCGCTGTTTAACGTACTTATCTGTTTCGCCAAACTGCCATCCACATTCGGATTTGCCTGTCTTGCATCAAGTGCGTAGCCTGCTTCCGTGGTAGTGTTATTGTTGGCAACTGCCGTTTTCTTTAAATATGTTTCGGAAATGTTCTTTCCATTTCCATCACATTCCGCTTTTTTAGCTGATGCCACATTTTTATCACAATCCGATGTGTTGTCTACCTGATCCAATCCCTTAAAAAGTTTTTCTACACTCTCAAAATTCTCATTCACGGTTTTCATATCCACCGGATCTGTTCTTTCAAACAGCTTGAATTTAAAAATATCTGTAAGTTTCATGTTATCCTCTCTTTCTCAGTCCGATTTCTGCAACCTGTTCCACTGTAAACCGTGATAATTCTTCCATTGTATAATTCGCGATATTTTCTACCTTTGCACTCAGATTCTTCGGAATACTGATGTTTCTCAATTCCCAGTGTGTAAACTGCCCCAGTATAATATGCGGATACGGTTTTAATGTCTTGTACTGGTTGTAAAGCAGTTCTGTGTTAAGCAAAATATTGCATGGCACGATTTCGTCTAAAATATCCACCACAGAATCATATTGATTTTTCTGCGCTATACCGATTTTAACGATCATTGTCTGACCGGGAATATCAAAGTCTATTGCGTACTCTGTACCACACAATTCCTTTAATTTTCTTTCAAGGAAAGCATAGTTATACGGCAGACACACATTCCATTTGGTCAGACACCGGAAGATTCTATCTTCGAGCGTATCATCACTTTTTGGTGTCACACCAAGGATCTTTTCAAATCTGGCAATTCCCTCTTCGTCACAGGATGTGATGTACCGGTTATCAATCATCCTGTTATGTTTGGATTCCAATAATCGAAACTCCGGTGTTTCCGTATCCATAATTTCAGCCAGCTCACTGTATTCCTGCAAATACAAAGGGAGCAGCTCCTTAAGATTGATATATCTATCCTCCATAAGTAACCACCCCCATGACCGGAATCTCATATTCTGTTAATTCAAGATTTTGTGTACCCCCATTGATGGTTGTTCCTGTCACATCAAGCACACCTTTCACACCCATGATTGCAGCATCCAGCGACGCAATTCTCACGATCAGATGATTCTGGTTCTCCCAGTCCTGCCGCAACGATAAAATGTACTTTTTCATTGCGTCCTCAATCAATGCTTTACATTCATTCAATCCATAACCACTGTCAAAGGTGATATTCATTGCAATATTTACCACTGACTCTTTCGCCGTCTCGACCGTAACCACATGCCCGATCGGCGCCAGCCCGTCCCCCATGCCATCACCGTTTGGATCAAACTCTTTCTGGACTGCAGATATCAATGTATCCGTAGCTTTTCCATGTGCACTGTCTAAAATAACAAGTTTCACTGTTCCCGGACCATTCCACGTCCGTATCACTTTGACTGCTCCGACTCCCGCCAGTGCAAGCGTTTTGTTTCGATAATCTTTTACATTACCGGAAAATGCCCTTTCCTCAAACGATTCAAAATACCTCTGCCGCAGGGATTCCGTACTTTCTTCCGCTTCTCCATAGATCAAAACCCTCGTGATCTTTGCAGTCGTGAGACCGGAAATATATTCGATTGGCAGAACATCTCCCGTATATTCATTTCCGACCGTACCGATCTGCTCACAGGTGACCTGTCCGGGAGCTGTAACGATATAGGTATTTTCCCCGCCAGTAAATCTTTTTCCGTCCGCAACCTCTACATCGGTTTCTAACTCAAGTACTGCCTGAGTTGCTTCCTTTGGCGTAATACCGCGATCCGCACATAACCGGATCAGATATTCCCTTGATGCCGTGTCTCCAAATGTCTCTGCCAGCATGCAGTCAAATGCAATATACATAGACGTCAGTTCCACTGCTGCCGGTGCCAGTGCAGCATAGATTGGCGAACTCTCCCTTTTATCCATTGTCTCAGGCACACGGGACAACATGCGCTGTAAAATCACATCAAATGTCTGATCTTCATACATTACACGTCCACCTCCTTCTCAATCTTTGCATTTCCATATTTCGTGTGCGCGGTAAATTTAGCGATCAGCGTTTTTCTGTGCACTTCAAACTCAAAATTATCTACCGAGTCTATCCGGTCATCCTGTGTCAGAGCCTCCGTAATCCGCCGTTCCGCTTCCACCATGACATAATCCATCGGCTTACCGATCAGATCCTGCAATTCCACACCATAGTTCCATGAAAAAATAATGTAACGATACCGCTCTGCGTTCAGGATATTGTAAATTGCCTGTTTTACTGCTTCCAAACCATCACATTCGCCTACAACATTGCACGTTTCCCGGATCATGTGATGACATAAAGACGGCTGTTCTGTTACCTCGATTTCTTTTAAACTGTTAACTGCCGGAATCATGTCACACCACCCTGTCCGCAACTAAAAACTTCTGGCCGCCCTGCTGCCGGATCAGTACAACCTGCTGACCTGTTTTTAATCCGCTGTAAATCTTCATTTCCTTTTTCACACCGTCTAATTCAATGTCCACGGTACGATCTGTTAAATGTTCCGGAATGATAAGCTGTGCGCTGGCTATATCAAACCTCTGCTCCACTTTAATTTTTAATGGAGCTGCCGCTATCACTGTACCGGACATCACATCTGCCGGATATCCCGCCTCATTGACTCCGTTTGACACCTGCTGTATCGCCCTCACGAAATCATTTGCATCATGCACTGAAACCACCTCCTGATAAAGTCAAATCCATTGTGTGTTTGCTTTCACCGTATTTGTGTACACATTTTTCTACGAGCATCAGATTTTTTATCTGCACATCTCCTAAATTAAGCTGTACCACGACCAACGAGCCGCCGCGCACTCTGGAATCACCACAGGCATCCTTAATTGTCAACGTCTTTGTAGCTTTATTGTAAAGTTTCAAGAGCGCATCCGCTTTCGCCTGCCCGTTTTCTCCATCCTGCAGCGTGTCAAAATACTGTAAGATCCCCCAGTCATTCATGTGGGAGGAATCCTGTGCAATATATACATCCCTTTTTCCTGTCTTTTCATTGTCAAAGACCAGCTTGATCCGGTTGTAAGTATCTGAATCAATCGAAGATTCATAATCATAATTCTGCCCGGTCTCTGCATCTATGACGATAGGCACATACATATCACCGATAAAAGACAAATTCAGCTTTCCGCCGTCATCATGGAGAATGTACAGATCACCTGTATTCTGCAATGTCAGATCAAGTGCATTTCCGATCATATCCATAAGAGACTCGTTATCTTCCACTCTCGATGCAATCTTCCATATGGTGTCCGCAATCGTGCCGAGATTAAAACCAAAATTATTAGCAATCTGCATCACGACCTCAGTAGCCGTTTTGTTCTCATATACCATTGTGTCTTTGTTTTTCAGATACCGGATCTGGTCATAGGCAGTTACTTTTACAATATTGCTCCTGTCGCGCTTGATTTTGAAAATAAAACCATAAAACACACATGTTTCTCCGTCCTTAAAGCGTACTGGATTTCCTTCTGCAATCGAAATCCCGGTATCCACGAAACTGAATTCTATGGAACCGGGACTGATCTGCCGCTCTGTGGTCACTTTTACTTCTTCCTGTACTGGGGGCAGGTAAACTGTGCTGCCGTTTTGAATTAACAACTCGTACATGGGACTCTCCTTTCTGGTTTTCTCATTGTATATCACTCTCTTTTCTAAAAAATAGGTATAAAAATTCCCGCCTACTTCATGTAAGCGGGGATTCCTTTTTTAATATTGCTTCCGACGAAATTCGTTCAAAGCAATTTACTGTGTAATCATTTCCTGACCATCAAATATAAATGACTGGATTGTATTCGTGTCTGTGTCGATAATAAATTGAAATTTACTTCTTGTCTCTGCGCCAAAACTATTTTGAGCATCTACATATCCCTGAACTGTCATTATATTTTTTTCTTTACCAAATCCCCATTCTGTATAATTTGGAAATTTAGCTGTGCTTGGGGATTTTAATATTTCTTTCACTTTCTCTTGACATATATATTGATACTTATTCACATCATCCATAGAGACGGTATAATCTTCAAGAGTTGCAACCTTTGAGCCATTCACATATAAATCATAATCACCATATCTAATTTGGCTTACAGATTTATCTGCAAGTAAATACAGAATAATATTATCAGCGTTTTTTGTTGCAATTCTATAACCAGTTTCTCCATCCACATGAGCATTATCCAACAACTCATCATGTTCAAACGAAACAACATCTGTAATTCCGCAGTCATTAAGAACAGCATCTATTTTAGAACTTTCTTCACTGCTAACGTCTATGTATTTAGCGGCTATCGAATCGTCATATTTTTGAGGATTTTCTTTTCTGTCCTTTGCATCATTAGTCACAGCAACATTAACCGCTACACATATTAACACAAATACGATAATCGTCATTAAACACCCATGTCCTTTTTTCTTCTTTTTGACTTGGGCTGCACCCTGTGAATGATCTTTACCCTTTACCGTTGATTCCTCCTGTATTTCCACTTTTGCTTCATCCGTTGTTTGAACGGGGCAGCCACAATGAGGACATGCAGTTGCTTTATCACTTATTTCTTTTCCGCATTCCTTACATTTAATCAATGCCATAACTCTTTCCTCCTTCGTGTTATAGGGAAATTATACAGTATACTCTGTCAAATGTCATTATTTTTTTATGCTGCCGGGATCGTAAGCACCTGCCCTGGATATATCAGATTCGGATTCCCGCCGATCACTGATTTATTGGCATTGTAGATCACACTCCACTTTCCACCATCGCCGTAAAACTGCTTCGCGATCTTCCAGAGACAGTCCCCGGAAACTACGGTATAGCTCCCCCCGCTTGGTGCATTGCCTGCTGCTCTGGTCTGCTGCATTGCAGCCTGTGGTTTTGGCAGCGATATATCCACGGTACAGGTCTTTGTGATAAATTCACGGTACTGTTTCAGTTTAATCTTGACAGTCGTATCAAATCCCTCTCCGGCATCATCCACAATGGAATAATCCTCAAGTGAAACTGTCATGTTGGTATGAAATAACTTCTTGTTGTTTGGAAATGCTCTTGTCATGATATACTGAAAACTTTTCTTCTGTAACTTTAATTCTTCCAGCTTATCCAGATAAAACCTGGCATTCCGGAAAGTCTCTGGATATAGGGCAAACGGATATTCTGTATTTGGAAGCAGAAGATCAAATTCCACATCTGACAACCCTGCGGCTTTCAAAATATTTGCTTCGCCCTCATTAATCAGAGTTACCGTTTCGTTCTGATTATTGATTTTTACTGTCACTTTGGATGGAGCAACCGGAAACAGCACCCCATCCAGATATAATTTATATGCCATTCCCTACGCTCCTTCCCGGACGATTTCTAATGCCTCTAACACTTTCGTTGTCATTCCATCCACGATACCATCCAGATCTGCATCGCTGCTCACGTTGTTATTGTTCGTCATATCCAGCTTGATCTCCGCAGTCGTAAACCGATTGATTGCTTCCTGCTCTGCAATGTCTCTAAGATATTTCAGATCTTCATCTGTGATATCCACAGAATCTTTGATTGCACTGGTATCATCCGCAATACTGTCAAGGTTGCCACCTGCACCGGAATTTGCAATTGCATCACTGAAACTGGATGTGTAATCATCTGGATTTGGGATATCCACTTTGCCAAAAATATCCGCTAGGCTGAAATTTGATATTTTATCATCAATTTTCTCTCCAAAATTATATCCTGAGTTCCATGCGTCCCCATAATCAAACCGGTTGAACTGATAATCTGACATTTCTACCGTCTTTAAAATTTCTGATCCACCATTCTCAGTTATCACGGCATCCACTTTTGCCTGTACTTTATTTTGAAATCCAGCTACTGCATCCGCAAGACTACTGCCAAAGACTGCATCAAGCATTCGAGCCGCTGACTCGATTACTTCCACTATAAAGTTAAACAGGCTTAAAAATAAAGCCTCTATACCGGCGATTGGGTTATTAAAAATAAGTGCAAATGCATTGACAAAATTTGCGATCAGATTCCATAAAGTAACCCCTATTCCAATGATCGTATTTACAGTTCCAATAAACAGATTTCCTATAAAAGCTAACGCTATCGCAAATGCTCCACAAATCAATCCTGTCGCAGAAGTCGTTGTTCCAGCAAAATGGTTTACTGCCGCAACTGCTGCATAGAATATTGCAATCAGCGCAACAACTAAAACGATAATCCATACAATAGGACATGCATATAACGCCCCATTATATCCCATCTGTGCTGCTGTTGCCGCCATTGTAGATCCTGTAAGGGCTGCAGTTATTCCTATTTTTGCAGACATAGCTACTGCATGAATCGCACTGGCTGCTGCACTTGCTATTTCCATACCTTTAACAATGGCAAGATAAGTTCCGTACACTGCTAAAGCAGCCGCTATTCCATATATAATCGGGCTAATCATCGACCAATTATCTGCCACGAATCCAGCTACAGATCCCACTAAATCAAAAATATTCAGCACAATATTTGCTGTCGTTGCCATCGCTTCGATCGCTTCATCAACAAATCCCTGGAATGCATTGCTGTTCGCCATGCCGTTTAATCTTTGAAGAACCGGCTGGAAAGCCATAACTGCAGTATTTTGCATCGACTGCCAGATCTGTCCCCAGGTCATCGGCATTTCATCAAACTTGGCATTGATATCATCCGCCGCAGAAAAGATCGCTGCCTTGACAATATCCCCTGTTATTTCACCGTCTGCTGCCATATCCCTGATCTTGCCGATTGGAACATCAAGATAATCCGCAATATTCTGGATCAGGTTTGGCGCCTGTTCAAAAATACTGTTTAATTCATCACCGCGGAGTACACCAGAACCAAGAGCCTGTGATAACTGTAACTCTGCATTTGCGGCTTCCTGTGTGGATGCACCGGCGATCGTCATCTGCTTTTGAACTAAATCTGCAAATGCAACAACCTCTTCCGAGTTGCCAAATGCATCCCGTGCATTATTGCCGAATCTTGCAACAACCGATGCCATGCTATCTAGCGATCCACGCGCATCCTGTGCCGCAGCATATACCATATTAACAAGTTCCGACGTCTCATTTGCAGTTCCGTTTATCTCATTAAAGGAATTATTCATCAGATCCAGTCTTGAGGTTGTCTGCGTCAATTCATCGGACATGTTGAGAATTTTTCCCACGCTCTGGATACCCACATATGCACCAACCACGCGTTTAATTGTTCCCATCAACCCCTCTGCGCCGGATACCCCCTCCTGAATCTCCTGATTGAATCTTCCCTGCTCATCCGTATTATCCCGGATATACCGCTCTGTATTACCCACTGTCTGCGATAACTGGAGATATGCCGCATTTGCACCGGACACATCCATGTTCTGCATGGCGGTATTAAGATTATTCTGCTCCTGAATCGCCCGGTCTAATTGCGATCTCAACTGTTCCAACTGGGAGTTTGCTGTATCTGTTCCCATATTGACCGGATTGCTTTCGATCTGCTGTATCCGTTCCCGGATCGAATCGATTCTGACAGCCATGGAATTAAGATCTTGAAACGACTCCGGTGGGAAGATTGTTGTACTGTATGCCTGCCTTGTAATATCGTTCTGTGTGTTGTTCAACTGTTCTAACATACTATTGGTACTCTGTACTTCCTGCTCGAACCGATCTATCCCGGTTCCTGTAAACACATCCAGATTGTTCGTTTCCCACTGCACTGGAATCTCGACCGGGGCAGAACTTCCTACAAGCGGATTCGGGGCAGAAGCCGGCTGCTGTGCCGCACCGTTTAATGCAATTAAGGATGCTGTTGCTTCATCGATTGCCTCTCGCGCTCCCTCCAGACTGCTCGTATCAATATCCATCGACATTGCCTGCTGCATATCATACATCTGTGCTGTTGCAAGATTGACTGCATCCATAATGCCATACAAAACACTGGTAAACTGATCATTAAGCTCTATCGCTGTCTGAATAGCTGCCATACATCGCACCTCCTTCCTAGCGAATCTTACTCTTTAATTCCCGCTCTTTTTTCTTATCATTCTCGATTTTGATTTTTATTGCGGCAATCACAAATGCTTTTTCCTGCTCATCCATATTCAAAAATACAGATGGCAGGATATGTAATTTCAGAAGGGCATAGTAAGCAAAGTTTGCTTCACCATCCCCTCCTTCAATCAGTTTTTTGCTTCATCCACCTTGACATCAAAACTGTCTGTAAATCCCTGGAACTTCTGCATCCACACTTCAAACATCTGAAATTCACCAGCGCCATCCACCATTGCATATAATAAATCTTCCGGTGTTTTCACACCGTAGGAATCCTGTAATTCTTCATCGTACAGATCAGGATACACGGTTGCTGCTGCCATCATCTTTGACAGGTATTTTTCTGTATTCAGCCTTGGGCGGTACATATTCGGTTTTCCAGTTACCGGGACCTCTACAGTACATGCATTGCGCAGTTCCTCATTCTCGCGTGATGTGATCTGGCGAAATTCCCAGAGAAGCGGCTTTCCGTCTGTATCTGTAAGACTCGCTGTTGGAGCATACTTCTGATTTGCTTTTACCTTTTTGTTTGCTTTCATAAATCTGCTGAACTCTGACATATCTTTCTCTCCTTTTTATTTAAAAATCCCCTCCCGCTGATGCAGGAAGGGAACATCATTAATTTGTTTTAAAACCTTCTAACTCTTTGAATTTCTCCGGCATATCCCAGCTCTCAAAGGTTCCTGAAATATCTTCATCCAGAATTTCTTCGCCCGCCTGGAACTTTGCAAGAATAAATGAATCACAAAGGCATCCCCTGTGAATAATTGTCTGCCTGCCTGCATTGCTTGATGGATCCTCATTGCTCACCTGGATTTCAAAATAAGGCAGGTTTCCTGTTTTCTGATACTGGTTTGCCATTGTGCGGAGCACTGACTGATTATAATGTGCAGTTCCCTTCCAGGTGCCCTTTCCACCGGCAGCCTTGTGTCCCATGCCGACTTTACCTAAAATCTTGACATCGCTGATCGTAACATCCCATTTGCTTTCGAACTCTGTCAGATTCATAAAATTGTACCGTCTTTTACCAATCGTAATAAAACACTCCGCAAGGCTTCCATAGACGGCATCGCCTGCGTCCATAATAGCTGTATTTCCCATCTTTCTTCACTCCTTCCTACGCTACCGTGACAGTCATATAGAGCTTACTCATCGCATTAACAACTGTCACCTGATCTGTGATCACTACCGACTTTTTCGATTCTCCCTGTGCGATCGTAATATCATCTTCGCTGAAGTTCTCGATCGCCCTGATTTTTTCAAGTTCCCTGTGGTGTGCCACGATGTCAGACCAGAGAGATGTTCTTCCTGCCGCATCATTTGAGATATTGCCGAGATATTTCGTACTGAATAATACGGCGATATCATTACCGATCTGGTCGATCACGCGGACCGTCTGATTGTCTTTGAAAAGTTCTCCCTGCGTATCTGTCACGCTTACCATGGAGTTGATGTCGTCCAGAATGCGGATATCTGAATTTACCCTGTGCAAGACAAATTCTCCATTTTTGATAGACTCTCTTAACTGATTCTGTGTATACGATGTATCTACTGTAAAGGAACCGTCGTAAACTTTGTTCTGACAGGATTTATTTACAGCACATCCGCATTCTGCACCAGTAACCCAGTATACAAGACTCGCTTCGCTCCATCCCGCATCTGTGGTCTTATTTTTCACATTGATAACACCCATGTGATCTGCGGAAATATTGTAGAGTACCACCTGAAATTTAATTCCAAGTTCATCGCGCAGCCGTTTGTTAAATGCAACGTATAACTTTTTCGTTGTCTCATCCGTTACCGCAACACCCATGGTGTTATAAGAATAAGATTCAATCAGATCCAAATATGTCTGATGTGCTGTTCCGTCTACAGTTCCATTTGTTCCACCTGTCAGTGGTGCGGCTGCCGTATCTTCCAGCTCGATTTCCTCTTTAAACGAAACATAATCATTCGCCACAAGCTCTTTTGCTGTTTTTACCGTCTGCGTATCTACTTTGGTTGTGCCAAGGTAAGTAATAACGTCAAATTTATCTGCATCGTCCGCATTTTTCTGTATAGCAATCCGGATATCATTGCCACGGGTTCCGCTGTACAATGCGGTTGCCATGGTATTTGCAGCCTTTGCACCGCCACCGTTTAAACGGTATGCATAAAGCTTCTGCGCCCCAAGGAACAGATCATTCAGTCCTTTCATTTTCGGATCATCGAATGCATAGCCGAAAATCTTCATACTGTTTTTCTGGAAGTCCTCGTTTGTCACCTCAAAGACTTTCCCTTCCACGCCCCAGTCAAGTTCTAAAGGCATTGTCGCAACGCCTCTGTCTGACAGGTTCGTGTTTGCAGATGCCGCCGATACAAAATTGATATATGCTCCTGGCAGCACCTTATTCTGTGCGGTAAATGTTCCTCCACCTAAAGCCATTTATTTCACCTTTCCTTTCATATATTTTTCTAATAACGTGTCCGCTTCTGCTTTTGTGTACTTTTTGTTTTCATCAAGCAATGCGTCCATTATATCTTTCCTGGCACTGTACTTTGCACAGGCAAGAAGCTGTTCTTTTGTAAATTTCTGTGCCGCTTTTCCCTGCGGCTTTTCTAATACCTTTCCACTCGCATTTGCCATTTTGTTACTCTCCCTTCATTTCTGACTGAATTTTAATCTGTCCCATCACCTCAGAACGTACCGGTTTTTTCAATATTACCCGGTTATAATTCACAAAAAAATTCAATACACCGTCAACCAGTTTATGGTTCTTATTCGTTCCACGTATTGCTCTGTCCTCATCTAACGGAGTAACATACTCTAAAGCAAACATCATACGCTCTGCCACATCGTTGCACTCTGCGTATGGATTCAGTTTAGATTCAGGAAAGTACTGGATACAGAATGCATTATTTTGCAGATACCGCTGCCCGCAAAGCGGGCTTATGCTCTGGTCAATCAACTGTATAAAAAAACAGGGCTCTTTCAAGTCCTGCTTTATCTCATCCTTGTGGATCTTATAACCATCCTCAAACTCGCTGTCTAAGGCAATGCTGATCGCATCTATAATTTCATTTATCATTTCATGATATCTCCAAGGTATTTTCTGATTTTTCGTTCAAGGATCTGCGGTGCCATGTTCTGTAACTCCTGTTCGGATATCTTCATCATAAAATGTCCTTTGACCCAGCCTTTATGATTTGCGGTTCTGTGGCCGTATTCAACATAACTGGCATATTCGACCGGATTTACGATCTCAATCACGTAGGTGCCCCCGAAATGATTTACCGTAAGACTGTCTGCGTATCCCTTTGCTGATGCCCGTTGCCCCGCTGTCCATCCCCGGCGAAGAGTTCCGCCTTGTTTGCCTTTCACTTTTTTCCCTTTATGTGAAAAACCTGTCTCACAAGTATAAGACTGCCCGGAATAATCCCCGACGGGTGTTCTTTTTATGACTAACCGCAATAGTCTTGCCGCCAGTTCCTTCACACATGCCTCCACAAACGCATTCGGATCCTGTAATTTTTCCATTTCTCTCTGCAGCTCCGTAAGTCCCCGGATATTAAAACTTCCCATTCCTGCCATCATGCATACCTCTCTGACAGTGTAAGCACAATCTCCTGATGCGTCGGATAAACCGCAGGTACACCACTGCATTCATATGCACGTGTGATGCCTGCCTGCGTGACTGCGATCTTGCTTCCAGACTTGATCTGTGTATCCGGGGACAGAAACAGTTTTGTGACCTGTGCCGTCTTTGCGGCAGCTTCCGTCTGGTCTACTGCACTGACATTCGAATATGACAGGCGGCATGGCTCATCCTCTAACACAACCACTTCCTTTTCCGATGTGATCTTTGTTCTCGAATCTTTGATCGGCTGAAATTCCGTTACTGTGCATTTCCCATCGTATGTCTCTTCCTGTGCCTTCCTTGCCATTGCCTGCATTTTTTTAATTGCATCTGAGATCATCTCCACGCCACCTTTCTGTATCGTTTCAACGAGGATTCATAATTTTTCAACACCGTGTCTTTGAAATTGTCATCCACATACTGACGGAATGAAGTAGAAGTGTCCCCCTCAGAAATAGAGGAAACCGTGCCGACTGCTGCCGACTCACTTCCAATATTTTCATTCCGATACAGATCCATTGCCATGCGATAGCCGGTGTTTATCAATCCATCCGGCATTTTCTCCACATGGCAATAGTTTTTTATGATTTCCTCCACATCTGCAATGACAAATTCAAGTACCATATCCTTAGAATCATCCTCAATCCCAAGAAGTGCCTTTAATTTTGCCAGATCCATAGGCTACCCGATCTTATGCTTAATTGCAACGATACGAAGCTGTTTCGGTTCGTATACCGGATTCCAGTTCTCTGCCATTGCAAGTTCTGCCCTCGTCGGAGTCTCCACATGCTCACGTTTTGTCCCGGTGTACGCGATTCCTCTCGGATGCAGGATAAATGCTTTACGGTTGATCAGATAATCCACACCGCCGCCAGTCTGCTTGTCACGGTCCACCTCAGTAGCAACATGACCGACCGGAGAACCATTGCCGTAAGCAACTGCTCCATTACCGAAAAGGTATGTTGTGTATACATTATCAGCAACCGGGCATCCATCATCTACGGTCACACGTCTGCCCTGATAGGTGTCAAACTCAACATCTGTAGAATCACGCTCTGTCTCGATCAGGTTCAGCTTTTTCAGATAAGATTTTGTAGCAGAGTGCATTGCCACACCGGTAAGCTGCGACTGTGCATCTCCAAGCATCTGACATGCATCGATAAATGCAGATGCGCTAATCTGCTTTGCAGCCTCTGCTTTTCCTGTGGTCAGATCAAGAATATGATCTGCCATTCTGGTCTCCGCTTTCGGTGTTCCGCTTGGATCTGCCGTGGTGGTTCCAAATACGCCCGCAAGAATCGCAATCAATTCCTTCTGCATATCGCGCGCCCAGTACTGTGCCACCAGATCACCGATTGCTTTCATCGGGTCTGCACCTGCTAATGCTGCAGAAAGATTTGTGGCAGCCCACATTTTCTGACGGAGAATTGTGGTGGATACATCTTTGTTAGAACCGATCTTTGCCGGTGTCATCTTTACATCCTCCAGTGTCGGCTCGGATTCTCCCTGTAAATCCTCGAAGAACGGCATATTGTGGGTTCTTGCGGCTTCACTTGCTAATGTATCAAATTCCGGACTGTTTACCACGATCCCGCTCTGAAAAAACGCGGACAGCTCCATGGTTCTGTTAATCACGTACTTATTAAATAACTCCGGTACGATCACGTCTGCAATTTTTGTAATTGCCATAAATAGTTACCTCTCTTTCTAAATTGTTACTCCGGCGACTGCTGCCATTGCTTTTGCCTGCTCCGGGTTGGATTTTAAAAGTTCACCCTGTTTGGTCAGATTAAACGTCTCTTTTGCAAATGGATTTACCGTTCCACTTCCTCCGGCACCACCCTGCGGCTGATACGGCGGTTTTGGCTGCTCCTGTTTGAACAGATGCGCCATAGCTTTATCTTCCTTATACGGTTTCACGGCATCCTCCACGCCGACCGGCTTACCTTCTTTGTCAAACGTAAACTTGTCCAGTCCGCCCGCTTTATAAATCAGATAGTCCGGATCAAGCACTCCCTGCTTTGTGAGGGAATCTTTCAACGCATAGGTCTTTGAAATCTGCTCATTGGCTGTCTGCTGGTCTTTCAGCTTCGCCTGCAGGTCTGTAATAGTACTCTGCAATGCTTCATTGTCTGCATTGTTCTTTTTCAGATCTCCGATCGTAGTGTTGAGCGTTTTAATCTGACCGGCAAGATTCTCTTTTTCTGCCACGGCGGTATCATATTTTCCTTTGCTGACATACTCGCCCTCTGACAGATCTGCATACCTGATATGCTTCAGCTTGTCCGGTTCATTCGCATTTGCCGCATTGATCTTTTCTTCGACCTGTTTATACAGTTCTTCTCCTAACAATTCCTCTAACTTCATGGGTTACTTCCTTTCTGGCTTTATTTGCAGCCACGCTTATCATTATTTCCCTGATATGGGATTCTGCCGGCAGTTTTCATGTCATAAGGCTTCGGACAATATAAAAACAGGACTGCTGCTTACAATCCTGTTTCCGTCGTTTTACATTTTGCGGTTGCACCGGTGCAACTTTTGATTTTGGGTATAAAAATACCACCATGCCATTTCTGACTGGTGGTATTCCCTTTTCTTTCGGATAGGCTGCACACTATACCCTAGGTTTTTGGTTCATAATGGTCACATTTTTTAACCTTACCGTTCCAGATTTCCGGCGGTATTCCGTTTTTCTTTGGATATGCTTTACACGAATACGGAATTCCATCAAATTTAATTTTTTTACAGTCTTGGCAAATGGGAAATAAAGATTTCAATTGATATCTATCTATTTCTCGCGACATTCGATTCATCTCCTCTCGAATCTAGGCTTTACTCCATATAATTTGTATAATTCATTCCAAATTTCTTCGCCCAGTTTCACAAGTACTTCCTGTTCATTATGTCCGTTATAATATTGCTCGATTATTTTAGGTTTTAACTGATATAACAGCCGGTTATAATCATCACTAAATTTATCACTTGTTGGAAGTTGCTGTATATTTTCATTATATTCTAACACATATGCACCATTTTTCCCACAGGTTCTAAAACTTCTGACTTTATGATCTACCAACAGATACAGATCTTCCGGTGATGGTGGTGTGCTCAATGGATGGTTATGTGTAACATCGTTTCCTTTCATCAATTTTAACTGATGCTTCGTAAATTTTATAGTGTCTTCATTACCAAGCTGGCAGCTGATTGCTTTTCCATCCTCAAATATAACAGCTGTTTCATAATCATTCTGACTTATTTCCTGTTCAACTGTTTTTAAATCTTTTCCTTTAAAATCGTAATACTTCGGATCTGCTTTATTATTATTTGTAATAAGACCAAGTCTATCTCTTGCTTCTGTGTCGCCATCCACAAAAGATCTCTTCCACTCCTCATAAGTCGTATCTGCCGGTACATAATAGGTCTTTCCATCCTCTCCTCTCGCCGCACGCTCTCCCACGCTGTCAAATTCATCATCAAAATATGGACAGGTACAGCCACGGCAGTTTGGATGGAACGGCGGTGCAGTCAAACCGATCTGAAAGTCTTTCATGGGGAAATGTTTCAGATCCATGGATCCACAAAACTCACATGTATGGCTGTCTAATGTCTCCATGATTTCAAACTGCTGCACATCCAACTCTTTCATGCAGTCCTGTCTTGCCTTATTTGCAAATGCCGCAGATTCCGTCATGACTACCCTGCCCGCCTGTGCCCTAGATACTTTCATCTTCTTGGCAATCTCTGCAATAGCCCGGTCTGGTGCTTCTCCTGTGATGCACATGCGCGATAGACTGTTATGCAGCTGATTGATCAGCTTTGTCTTATTCTCCCACAGGCGGTCTGAAAAGTTCTTTCCATCCACCGCCCAGGGTTTACATACGATCATCTCCACGGTTCTTGAATCCAGCCGGTTTATGGTCGTGCCAATGCCGACACCTTTTTGTATTTCATAGGCAGTATGGTAAAAATCAGAGGTATATGTATTCCTAATATGCTGATCTATTGCATCGATGCAGTTTCCATACAACTTTTCTGCTTCCTGCTGTATTTCAAGTTTTAAGGCTTCCAGTCTGCTGATATGCACCCTCACAGATGCATTTTCTAACTGCTGCTCCCATTCTCCGTTTTTTTTATTTTCCTGTCCATATCTGATATATTGCTCAACATTCCAGTGAAATTCTTTCAGTTCTCCTGCATTCAGCAGTTTCCGTGCTTCCTGCATAGATACACCATTGTTATCTGCAAGTCTCTGATACCAGGAATTGATCTTTGCATTAATTGCCGCAAGGGATCTGTCAAACTGCTCCTGAATTTCCTGCACTTTCTGAAACGAAGTATCGTGCTGTGCCTGCTCCATCTGTTTAAAACGTTCCTGCCAGTATTTACCTGTCCGTTTACCCATGCGATCACCTGCCCCGTTCCTTTATTCCATGTTTTTTGGATCATTGTTCTTTTCTTGATTATCTTTCTTCGCCGGATCATCCTTTTGTGACTGTCCAAAGGCTCCGGTGTAAGCATCCGCTTTCTCCTGTGCCTCTTTCTCTTCTTTTTCTATCTGCTTCAATTCCTCATCAGCATCTTCGACCAACGGATGATTTTTCAGGATCGTCTTTTTACTGACAATGCCAACCGAATCCCTGCATATCTGTGCCTGCTCCGTATCATTCTTGATACAAGTACGGGTCCATGTCTGTATAATGGTGTTGCACTGGATGCCAAGGCTCCTACAGACCGCCCGGACAAGACGTGCAAAACCAAGTTTAAATTCTGTCTCCATAAGTCCTGTTTTCATCTCCAGCAGTGAATACATAAATTTCAGTGCTTCACCTGACTGGTTTCCGAAGTTCTCTGGCTGTGGATCGAATCCCTGCCCTTGTTCGAAGATTGCCTTTCTGGTGGCTTCTAAGACGCTGTTTCTGGCTTCAATCGGGATCTCAATATTAAGTGTTGATACTGCACCGCCCTCATCCCCATCTACTTTGATAGTCTTGTATTTTTTCAAATCAGAAAGAAAACTGTTCAGATCTTCACCGCCATATCCGGACAATACGAAAATCAGTTCCTGTATATCGTCCAGATCATTAATAAAACCGCTGTAGACCTTATCATATACGTCTATCAGCGGCTTTATGTTTCGCAGATCATCTGTATGTATATTATTGTTATAAAATGGGATAAATGGCACTTCCCCAAAATCATGCCGGTAACTGGCAGCCATATCCCCACTGTCCGGATACGCAAACATGTCATAGTATGTCAGCAGATCCAGTGCATCACCGGTTCTTCTCCGGAATGCCTGGCACTCTGTATCCGTCCAGTATTCATACACGGTATAGTTATCACCGGTATTCTCGTCAATGTCCGGATACACACGCATGGTTCCGATCAGCCGCCTTTTCAGGCTCCGGTTAAATACCGGGATGATCTGTGCAGACGGAACTACCGCCCACTCAAAACCATTTTCTCCCTGCCAGTAATGCACCCAGCCGATAGAAGCATTTGCCGCATTGATGCACAATTCCATGCAATTCTTGGCATATTCATCCCCCAGGGCTTCCGTGATACGCTTATTGCTCGTGGTACTTCCTACGTCAAACAACGGCGGTGCAGTAAATGCATATGATGCTTTCTGATTCACGATCAATCCGTGGAAGTTCCGGGGAATCCGGTTGTCTGCATTGCGCAAGGGATTGTCCGCTTCCTCTTTTTCTTCTTTTGGCTTATCCCGGAATAAAATATCTGTCTCATTCCGGTAATACCGTTCTGCCACTGCTGCCCGTGTCACAAACGCTGCATGACCGGGTTCGTATTTTTTTATCAGTTGTTTCATTGTTTCGATGTCCATTGTTATTCTCCCAAAATTTCAAGGCTCTGATATGCTGCAAAAATCTTCGGTGACTGAATTGCAAACCAGTCAACCATTTCTTCATTTTTTGCCCATGCTCCATCATAACAATTTGAGGAATCAGATAAACCGCTCTCATTGAAAAAAGCGTGGATAATTTCATGCCTACAAACTTTTCTCCAATATTTCTTTTGCGATTTTTCGTCCATCCCTGTGAAATATTCTTCCTCTGACATGTCGGCAATTATGATTTTTTTATCTTCCTCACCGCAATAACCAGCAAGTCTATTCTTTTGCATATACTCATCTTCTGACACCTTATGAGTTTCAATCGAATATTCAGTTCCAAGGATATTTACTTTCATATTTTTCATTTTCTACCTCATTTCAAAATACCGATGCCGCCGCGGTTCTCATCCGTGTAAATTGCATACCGGATTGCATCCTGCACATCATCGAACTGTTTTACCGGCTCCCCGGTCTTATCATTCCACACATACATATAGATTTCATCACGGAACCGCTCTACATCATCTACTATCCGAAGTTTGTTTTGCTTGTATAGCTGTGCCACACGCTCAATTCCGCTTAATACGGCTTTATTGGCATTGACCGCCCGCAAACCGTTTTTCTTAAACTTCTTCACATATTCCGGGCGGGCAGAGTCACAATAGAATGGAATACTCCCATACTCAGTTTTCATTGCCTGTGCCTGCTCCAGCCAGAAATCTATTTCCTCAAACTGGCGCGCAATCTCCCGGATCAGATAATAACAGCCCTGATCGTCTTTCCCAATCAGCACGATTACTCCGAAATGTTCATAGCCCCAGTCCACACCGGCAATAAACTTAACAAAATTGACCTTTTGCAATTCTGCCCTGCTGATATAATGGACTTTCTTATCAAAATCCCGGTATACGGCACCTTCGCCCATGACCCACATTCCCTCTATATTACGATCATAAAACATTCCAGACGGTGTGGTCTCTTTCATGTTCTGCTTATAGCGTTCTGACAGGAACGTATTATCATCCAGCCTGTATTGCACTTCCTTAATAATTTTCCCATCTGCTTTATCAATAAAATCTTTCTTCAACCAATGTTCTGGGTTATCCGGGTTCGTGTCGATCAGCATCCTTGCACCATTTCCGGAACATCTGGACTTGATCTCGTCAAATACTTCCTGCTTTGCCATTGTGCCCTCATTGATGTAAGCACCGTAGGCGGTCATTCCTCGGATACGCCCCAGATCATTGATCTTTGAATGACCAAAACAGCACACCTGTACCCCGAACAGCTTAAATCGGTTGAATTTATCAAAATGAAATTCTATGCCATATTTGTTCGACAGCTCGATCAGTACATTTCGGTTGAGTGCTCCCAGATCTGCACCCGCCAGTATATATTGTGGATTTTCCACTCCCTGTGCAGCGGCTATCTTTTTGATCCGGCGGAGTTCGTACAGAAAGAGGTCATTATCCAGAACTGTCTTCCCGGTTCGCTTTGCGCCATGGTTAATCAACATAAAATAGTCATTATTCACGGCAAAGTGGAATGTATCAAGCTGTTTTGGTGTATACAGATCACTCAGCATCTTTCAGCGCACCCTCTATCTGTTCAAAGAATTTATCCAGTTTGCTCTCCCGGTCATCCTTACCGGCATCTGCTCTGGATTTCAGCAAGGCAATCTCAGCTCTCTGCTTCTCGGTAGCAAGATCCATGTGGTCTGAAATCCACTGCAAGGCTTTCATACGGTCGGCAAGTTTAATCTTTGCACCGTCTTTCCCTTTGGAAACCTCTGAAATTAATGTTCCGTCTACAGCTTTACTGTCTTTTAAATTCACATAGCTGTATTGAACTTCTTCATTCGTCTCCGGATCTGTAAACGTTCCGTTTCCAAATTCTACAAAATCAGTCATATCCGCAAAGGCAATATCCATGTACTTCTGAAATATATCCGACTCACTCACAAATTCCCTGTTGAGCCGATTCTGTTTTAGCCGGAGAATTTCTTCTTTCACTCCATCATTTTCCAACAAACGATATCCTATTGATGCCGCAGTCGCATAATCAACGCCATACGCTTTCTGATATGCCTTAGTAGCGTTGAAACACCGGATGTAATGTATGCAAAAAAGCTGTTGTTTATCGGTCAATTCGGTGTTCTGTATTACCTGCTTGACTTCATCAGCTATAGCTTTTTTTCTAACGCTCTTTTTGTTTTCCGAACGTTCGCTTTTCTTTTCCGAACGCTCGCTTTGATGCTCACCATCCCAATGGTATGTACTTTTCCATCTTCGAACCGTACCTGGAGGAACGTCTAGTTGACTTGCAATCTCAACCAGCTTCATTCCTTTTTTGTATAGTTTTCGGGCTTTCTCTGCCTTTTCGTTCGGACTCCTTGCCACTGCTGCCACCTTCCTGCTTTTTCTTTTCTCTATATTCCCTCATCACATGCGCAATCGCCTGTTCGGCTGTCGGATCACTGTATCTTTCTTTATTCATTCTAATCTCCCCATTCATACGGAGGTCGCGGCTCCCCCAGGTTTCATGGAGCCGCTTAATGTTGTGAGCATGAAAAAAGAGACTGCTGCCGCAATCTCCCTTTGAACCTTTCGGTTAGTATAACAATATCATATTTTGAGTATCACATTTAATCACATTTTAAAATTTTCCAGTGCTTTTTTATGGATTCTGTGTGTATGTTGCCAACTATGCCCCATCTTCACACAGATATCCTCCCACTTCATCAGTCTGATGTATCGGTACATCAATACGTCCTTTTCATCTTCGTTATCCATCCGCTCTATTTTATCTGTGATCTCCCTGCACAGCTTGATTCTGTGATATCTGGCTTTCATGTACCGTCTTTCCTCTTCGTCCAGTAGTGCAGCATAAGCAGATAGATCTGTGTTGTTATGTGCGTGTGGCATGCCGTCATTGCCTGCAGATGGCATAATCTTGCTTAAATGCATTTCTTTGATCTTTTCCTCACTACGTTTCATCTGACGCACTGCTTTTTCATATTGTTTCAAGTATTCCTTTTTGTGGTCTATCTCGTTCACTATCTATCTCCTCCTGTTTTTTCTCTTATAGCATAATTATAAAACAGTGAGTAATAAGATTTGTGCCAATTTTTAAATAAAAAACCGAGTGCATGAAACTAATTGTAGTCTCATACATTCGGTTCTATGATGCTGATTTATGAATATATTATGGTAAATAAATATATTTATGTCAAATCGCTTCATTCTTTGTAACTTTACTTATGCTACATCATGAGTGCCTTTTCAAGTACCATAGCATATATAATCTGCTCATTCTGAAATTTTCTCCCAGATTTTATACATACATCATCCCTCAATGTTACCTCCGGATTTCTCAAATAGAAATCACTATTTAATCTTTCCTGATCTTCTAACACATATTTCATAAAGTCACTCATATCTTTCAAATCAAAACACTTACTACTAAATTTATTTTTCCACTCCACAAGGTTAACACAATTGCCTGAAAAATATTCTCCATATTTACTCGCCCACTTCCCTGCGTCACTTTTCAGTTCACAATTATCTCTCAACACAATGTTTGGAATACTTAACATAATAAGTTTAATATCATCCGGTATCTCCTTCTTATAAAGCCTAACCAAATAAAGAAGTTGGCTTAGATCAGAAACTGTTGCCTGTTTTCCCCTAAGTTTTACTAAAATCTCTGCAAATTCTACTTGTACTTCCAATGCTAACATTACCGCATACCTCCTTTTATTAAATTCTACTACATAACCCCACAATAATCAATTACAAATATAAAAATATCTATTATATCTCTATACCATCCGCATTTCTCATTCTTTTCTTCCTCTAAATTCGTTTTTTTGTTGCGTTAGTCTTTGCGCTATCTCTTTCCTCCGGTAAAAATTTCTCCGACTGATCGGGAGAATGCCATAATGAGCTTCTAACATGTCATAACTGGTACCAACAATGATTGATTCTGTCAGTTTATCGGCTATGATGCTATCTACACTCATACAGATCTCGTACACTTCTTTCTCATTCACACACATTCCCCCTCTGCTTGTTTTATTTTTCTCCCTGCCTGTTCTTCATTGTTTATTAGTATCCGTATATCCCAGCTTCTCTAATCTTGCCATAAACGTCAGAGTAACCTGCACCGGCCAAACCTGCCCGTATTTTTTGTTTATCTCTTCCGTGATTTCTTCCGGCATCAACTGCTGCTCTGACTCCTTGATAATTTTTAAAACTTTCTTTTCCTGATCTGATAATGTCTGCATGTCATTGTCTCCTTTTATAATTATATTTGTAATTTATATGTAATTATAATTTACGCGTGTAATATTGTCTATTACTAATGATTTTTAATTCCAGATCATAATGAATGCAGTTATTAACAGGATTCCCCAGTATACAACATTATGCAGTTCTTTCTTTTCCCGTGCTTTTTCCATCTCATCATAAAATGAAATAACAATTATTATCCCTATTAATTTTAAAATCATCTTGCTTACCTTTACCTGTCAGCTCTGGCATATCAACCAATACTGTATTAAACGTTCCTTTCGTTTTTTCCTGCTCGTCTTTCTCGAATCGGAACGATTTTCCTTCTTTCAGTTCCAGTTCAATTCCGTCAATGCTGCCATTTAGTTTATCCTGGCAATGCCGGAGAAGTGTTTCCAAATCGCACAGTCTGCCTGTCCTGTACTCGTCACGGATATGTCTTAAAACTCTGCCTGCGCTTTTTATCCGGTACTCATAAGCACATTTACTGTTGATAAATCTTTCTTTTCCAGTTTCTGTTTTCAAGATTTTTAATCTATCATCAGATTCCTTCAGCTTGGCATAAGACATTTCTATGTCAGTTTGTTTCATCTACACCTCCACCTTTCACAATCTCAATTACCGTTTTAAGTTCAACAATTTCTTTTTTTGCACTCCATCCTACAGGCTGTGCAACACAACTTGCCTTATCCAATTCGCTTACAACCGCATCCACATTGTAAGCGGTCTGAATTTCGTCGACTTTTTCCATCAACGTACCCATTTTCCAAAAGCTATTTATAACATCCTTTTCCTTCTCAAATGTATCAGAAATCATCTTCTTTACATCGTCCGCATCAATCAATCTCATCGCTCGTCCCCCAATCTAATCTCTGGCCGCAATCACAATATACGGTATCCTCTTCCAATATGTCTCCACAGCAAGGACATCTCCCTATAAGACCGACATAGCTGTCTCCGTCTTTTACCTGGGATATTGATTTCACTTTCTTCGCTGTCTGCTTCTCCACCGCCGTCCGGCATTCTTCCGGTGTGCCGATCGCCTTATATTCTTCCCACACCTTAGCATCCTCGTTTG